ACGTACAAAGCGAGGATGCTTCGTCCCTGCGAATCAATCGGGAAGTGCATTAGGTCCAGCTCGACCACGCCGGATACGGTCTTGTTGATCTTTTCGACTTCGTACAGATAATCGTGGAAGGTGACAAGACCTGGATCTGTTTCGCGGCGCAGCTGCACGCGCACAATGTCGCCTAGCACCAGCGTTGTGTTGAACGAATCGGGCTTGACCTTGATGCGCAGCGAGTGGGTGACGTACTTGCGTCGGGCGACTTCATAGGCACCAACTTTTACCGCGTGGTCTTCCCAAGTGCAGAACTGACTCATGTCGAACTGCTCGTATGGTCCGTCTACCGCTTCGCCGTCGATGCGAACTTCAGTGGTGCGGATGAAGCCAATGTCGTTCGGTGGCTGCTGGCGCCAGATCATCTGGGCGCAGATCGGCTTGCGCTCAGTCAGCGGGATGTACTCGATTTGAAACCCATCAGGCAGCAAGTGCTCTTCCGTGAATCCATAGACCCAGCTGATGACGCCAGTGTTAATGGTGTAGTTGGCATTGATTGGTAAACGCGGGCGGAATCCCTTTTTGCCGTTCTTGTCGCTGACGCGCAGCAGGAAAAATCCTGCCATCCGCTGCATCCAGTCTTCGAGGTTGCTGGATTCTGCGATTACACCGTCCCAGTAGAACTTGTTGGTGGCGGTGAAATTGGCGGCGAGCGTCATCGCCGTCGTGTCGATCAACAGCTCTGGGACGCGGCTTGTTTTGCGGATCAGGTAGATCGCCAAATCCAGCATGTTGTTGCTGGAATCAGTGGTGCCTTCGATCAGACGCGGAACCTTGATGCCGTTGCGGACGAAGACGTGAACTTGACGGTTCCAGGTATCGTCACCCTCTAAGTAGGTGTTCTGATACCAGAGGGTTGTCATGTCCTCGTATGTGCCATCGTTCGTGCCGCAGTAATTAGGGCATGTCCAAATGGTCGGATAGTCGATATAGTTCCCCGGCGCGTACAAAGCGCCTGCATTGGCGCCGTAGTACACAACTGCTGTGCCTTTTTTGCAGGCACGTTGGTAAACATCTTCAACGCGAATCTGCCCTAACTCGCCTTGGCTGAGCACCATATTCATGGTGACAACTAGCGTTGTCGGATTAGCGCCGAAACCGTCTTCGTAGCGGGCTTTTGTTGCTCCAGGGCTAATAAATACGCCGCCGTGATCTTCTGCCGTACCGACTACATCGACATATTTACCGAACACAATCGGCACTGGTTGTCCCAGTTCAATCGCCCGCTGCTGGCTATCAAGGTTGCTGGCGCTATTGCCTTCTGCGGCTTTCTTGTCGAGCGGCGGCTTCAGTAGACCTGTCTGGTACGGCAGAAGCTGCAGTGGATCGCTGATGCGGAGCTTGATTGTCATAGTTTGATTGGATTGCCGACCAGACGTGAGCTAAACGAACGCGGCGGCACCTGTGCTCCAACTGGTGCAAGGCTAGAGCCAATACTCACATCCAGCTCGGTGAACGAGCCGCCGATGCCGATGACTTCGCCGATAAACGTGCCAATCAGAAGCTGCCCGGACTGCGGCACTGCCTGTGAGAGGCGGCTGTCGAACTCGTACATCTTCAGCTCGCACAGCCAATTATTGTCCAGCGCGTTTTGCAGGGCGTTGACGGCGATGTACGTTGCCGGGATCGTGACGGTGATGCCAGCCTCAGCCTGAGTTGCTGTGCCGACCATCGCGTTCAACACAAACGGGTGGTAGTTCCAGGATGCGGTTTCCCAGGTGACGGTTTGATTGAAGTAGAAGTTCTGCCACCTGTAATAGGTGGTGGATTCGTTGAACAGGCGGAGGTATTGGGATTGGGCGCGGTTTGCCATCAGTTCACACCCTGGAAGCGGCGACCGCCTGTGCTGCGTGCGTTGTTAAACACCGTAGCAGCGAAGTCCTGCAGGATGTTCTCCAGATCGCCAAGGCGGACATATTTTTCGCCGTTTTCTTGCTGGAGCACAGGTCCGGTCTGCAGGTTGATCGTGGGCAGCGTGTCGATGATGGCTGTGCCAGGACCGCCGCCCGGTTGCATTGAGAGACCGCCGGCCAGTGGGGCGGTAAGTGGGATTGGCGCTGAGGCAGGCGTGGCACTCGGTGCGGATGTTGTGGCTGCGACCTTCGCTGCAGATGGGCTGATACCGAGTGTGCGACTTAAAAAATATGGAATTGCCATGTTGACAGCCGAAAGAGCGTCGGCAAAATTTTGTAACTCTTGCTCTGCACGTTTCCCACTTTGCTTACTAGCAAGCTGTTGTTCTAAACGCTGTATTGCAAGTATTTCACGTCGAGCTTTGTCGAGTTCTGCATTACCTGCAAAAACATCACCCGCACGACTAAGGTTGCTAGCTCGCACTTCTGCGGCAGCCCAAATATCTAAAGCTTTTTTACGTAGGCCTTCGTTTTGAATATCCATAGCACCACCAGAAGCGGCAAATGGAGCACCTTGCGTAGTCCTACCAAGAGCGCCGGAGACACTGCTTATTGCGCCAGCTGCGCGTTCCATGCTTCCGGCAAACTGGCCGGCGGACTGCGCAGCACCAGTCGTTTCTTTCTTCAGTTTTGCGGCGTCAACGGCTGCCTTGAAGACAGCATCGGCTGCCTTCCATTGCCACTTAGCAACTTGTCCGGCGGTGTTGAGGTTGTCCTTAGCAATACGAAGGGCAGATTCTTGTGCGCGAAGGGCGTCAAAGTGGGCGCGTGTAACGACGCCCTCAGCTTGGGCAATCGCTACGACAGCTTTGAGCTCTTCGTACTTGAGTTGGACGGTGCGGTAGGCAGCGTCGGCACGCGCCAGTTCGGCTTGGATGTTGGCGCGAGTTGCCTCAAGCTGAACGCGAGCGTTTTCAACTTCTAGTTTGTAGATCCGGTTGATGATTACTTCGCGTTCTTTTGCTGTTGTGACCCGTTCCAGTTCGCGCTCTAGACCTTGAATCTCGATGTTGTTTAGTGTTTGAGTTGCTTGGCTTATAGCGTTAATTAGCGTGGCACGATTGTTGAGTGCATTGGTTTGTTCTTCAATTTTGCGTGTAGCTTCCGCATTTATGCGAGCGTAGTCTTCGGCGTAGGCGTTGACAATGGCTTGGCGGCGTTCAATGTCCGCCATATATGCAGCAGATTGCGCTTGTGCTGCGGCACTCTGATTTGTGTAATACGCAATCTGTTCGGTTGTAGATAGATTTTGGCGGGCTACAACCGCCTGCTCCATCACGGCTTGGAGTTCTGCGCGGCGTTCGCCAGTAAGTTTTCCTGCTGCATCTAACTGCCGCATTTCTGCTGCAGCGGCAGCAGCTTTTGCTTCTGCCCGTTGAAGCTCCAGCTGTGCGTTTTGTACGTTTAGACGCTGTTGGCTTTGAGTGAGTGCTAACTCTAGTTGCGCGGATTGTGTTTTCTTTTGTGCGATTGTGTTGATGATTGTGGTCTGTTGATTTAGGGAGGTTGTAAGCTCCTGCTGTTTATTAAGTACGGAAATATCCGTCTGCAGTTGCTTGGACGAGAGTTGCAGGCGGGTATCGGTGAGCTTTGTTAGTTGGGCTTGGATCGCGGCTTGACGCTCCAGTGAGGCGAGCTGAGTTGCTTCTGTAGCCCGGAAGTTATTGTTCTGCGCAGCAGCTTGCGGCTGTGCAAATTCTGTCGCCATAGCGGCGACTTGACGACGCTTAGCGGCCTCGTTAAAGATATTGGCACCTTTTAGTATTTCTTGTTCACGGCGCTTAAATTCTTTTTGTCTTTCAGGTGATAGTCCTTTGAAGATTTCTTCTTGGCGCATAGCTTCTTTATTGGCATCTGCCCCTGCTCTAACAATGTTGGCCACCCACTCAATAAGCCCTGCCAGTGGCCCCGCCAAGGCAGCTTGAATCTGCAGGTTTAGCTCGCTCCAAGCTCTATTTAGTCGGTCGGACGCTTTTGTTAGTTCAAGAAGGTTATCGGATCCTTGGCGTCCTACGACTTCGTTGTAGCGACGTTGGATAGCTGTCGTAGCTTCGATAAATTGTCCTGATTCGATTAAGCGTTCGACGTACTTATCTTGGGAACTTGAAGCAAGCAGCGCTCTATCTTTGATGACATTGAAATTATCTATTGGTTTTTGCAGGGCTGTTCCAGCCTGATTTGCAGCTACACCTAGCTGCTCTAGCTGACCGAAGATTGCGGAGCCAAGGATCTGGCCGCCGAAGCCTGTACCGACAAAAGAACCGAGCAGGCCGCCTAGGACTTGACCGGGACCGCCGCCGAATAGCAGTGGGAAGCCTGCGCCAAGGGCGAGGTTTTCGAACATTTGCCCTGGTGT